TACATTCAATCTGCAGGCCACTTTCATACTGGGTAACAGTGACATCAGATGCCTGTGTGCGTGGATCATAATTCACTATGCCGGTCACATTTTCAATTATTGCTTGTTTCAAGTCCTCTGTGAGAGGTTCAAACAGTGAATCCCAAATAATTGTGCCAAACTCTGGGTTAAGTAGTTTTTCTCCTTTGCGTATGTGAAAATGATTGATGAGATCCTGTTTAATTAAAGCAATGTCATACAGCACAAAGTTGGTCAAATCAGGGTTCACTGTGCTGACGCCTCTGTAGGCTCTACTAGTGATCGGAGGCAGCACAGATTTTTTAGATTTAACCTGTATATCCTTGTACAATTTTTTTTCTTGAGTGCTCATAAAATTATTTATTAATCATTAAATGTGTCTGGTATTGGTTTAAGATCCACTGTGCCAATTTCTTCCGGATTGTTCCTATCTGTGCGCACACTGTTCACATTTGCAGGATCAAAATTTTCATGATGATTCCAAGGTTCATGTTGTGGCACACGTTTCATAATGCTGGTAGCGTTGGGCGAATCAAATGTGTACAGACTACCCACCGAAGCAGCTGGTGATGCACTGGGACTGCCGCTGCGTGTGGCAGGTGAAGCATGATCAGTCTTACCACTTGCCTTCACAGTGTGACTGTCACCGCCCAGAGTAAAAAAATAATCAGAACCTATATTTTCATGCAATTGCGCTCCCACTGTAATGTAACCACTACTGTTGGCCTTCAATAACCATTCACTGCTTTCTAATTGTATGTTTGAACCTGCTTTCACGTTTATGTTTCTTCCAGCTTCTATGTTGACGTCTCTATCAGCATTGAAATTAAAATCTTGTTTGGTGTGAATGCTCACACTGTCCTCGGCGTACACATCAATCTTGCCGTTGGCTGTCATCTCTATCCAAGTGGTGCCTTTGGAATTACCCACATATATGAGATCTTCTGAATTGTGCAACAATATCTGATGCCCAGTTCTTGTGCGAATTCTAAACAGTTCATTGTGTGGTCTTGTGACATTGTCTTCATCTGCCACATAACTATCATCTTTTGCAATATCAAAATATTCGCTAGGATCTAAAGTGGGCGATCCTTTTCTAACAAATTTATCATCACCATCATCCATCACAATGCTAGTGCCGCCCAATCTAGAATAATATCCTGTGAAAGTATTTTTTTGTGCGCCTCTTTTGTCTAGAGGGCCGGGAGTGCTGATGCCAAATACTTTGCTGGGTATTTCCCTTCTGGCTGAACTAGTGGTAAGACCTCTAGTTTCATCTTCCAATAAACCTTGCTGTGTCAGTGTGTCTTTGAACAGTCTATTGATTGGTTTATTAAATTTTGATGGATCATTGTTTTTTAAATTCGATAAGAGTTTTTTGTTGTATTCTCCTACTGGTAGTTTTTTTCCACGCAGCTCGTCAAATTCACTCACTTCATTGCCTTCTGCATCTAATATTTGATCAGTGATGTCGGTGAAAGTTGTGCAGGGTCGACCATCTGGCAGCATAAAATTTGTTTGTTCAGTCTGCACGCACCCTATCCAATAACCTTGGTTGATGTTGCCTTCCACAAACATAACCAACACTTTGTTGCCTACATCTGGAGGCACAAACCACATGCCATAGGTTTGTTGGCTGTTTTCATATTTGTGATTTTTGCTTACGCCGTCATAATTAGTGATGCCAAAAAAAGGATTCAAATATTTAACCACCACAGTTTCCGTTTCTTCGTTTGTGGCTTCTTCAGCATTGCTGGGCAACTGAGATTTTATCAACCTCACTTCTAATGCTCCTTGATATTTCACATCCAATACATTTACAACCACTGCTAAAAAAGGTCCAGAATTCTTTACATTTTGTGCTTGACTGCCTTCTCTCTTTTCATATCCACGATACATAATACTATCTTATCCTCTTTGTTATCCTTGGACTTACGTCATTACCAAGCACATTTTTCAATCCATCATCCACTTCACTAAAATTAGGAGGCGGCTCTACGTCTTTAGTTCCATATATTGTTTGACTTTTTTTGGCATCACTTTTTTTCTTTACTTCTTGATTTATTACTCTAACGCAATCCAAAGTGGTTTTAAACATTCCACCTTGCCATGTGTTCATCATTCTTGTCACTCTGTACACACCGCTAAATTGTGGCACAAGAGTATAATTTTCGCCTTTAGTTTTTTGATCTCTAAAAATTGCTTCACCTGTGCTTTCATCTATGTCCAATGGTGTTCTAAAATTTATCACAATCACAGGCGGTTTCAACATAGATCTCACTGTGCCTGTGCGAGTTTTTACATCATTTGTGGGTGCGCTTGCAGGAGCAAAATAATTGCCTACTCCGTTGTCACCCACCCAATAGGGATCACCTAATATTGTTAAATTCACATTGAGAAGATCCGCACTAGAGTGCATCAGTGCATCCTGTAGCTCCATACTAATGCGCTGAGCATCTGTAAGATTGTTCACTCCCTCTGTTATGCCCATAATTGGACGTCTCATCACAGTGCCTGGTGTAACACTGCCTGCGATACTTTGATCATTGCTGTTAGTTGTACCGTCATTTTTATTTTGTTTGGCTGTGGCGCTAGAATCGGAATTTTCTTTTTCAACATCTCCACTTAACCTCTTACCTTTAACCCCATCACTGGGTATGGTTGCAAAATAACTGAATTTGAAATCAATAGCAAAATCTATCACGTCTAAATTTTTTCCTGTGTACAAATAGTCATATTCTTTATTAACGTTGTCTTGTAAAAATTTTTCAGGCACAATTGGTGCATCATTAGGTTTAGCAAATATACTGGCCATAACCCTGTAGGGCAGCACATTGTACACATATAAATTAGGATATCTTCCATATTCTGCAAATATTTTTTCATCCGGTATAATGAACACTTGTGTAAAAATTGTGAACCATTGTATTGTGCCTAGGTCTGACTTATCTTCCAGGATTTTAAGTGCTTCAACACCACACTCTGAATATTGTATCACTGTGGAGATAATGTTTTCTATGCTGGAACCTTGCGGGAAAGTTAATCTACTATTCCTTAAATCTTTAAAGTCTTGATCACTTTTTCTAATTTTTTTATTTTCATCATTAGTAAAAAATTGCTCTGCTACTTGACCTACCTGATCTTTGTTTAGATTGAGTTTGAATCGTCCTATGGGATTCACTGTGTCTAATTTTTGTTTGTATTGAAATGAATTAGTAGTGGATCTAACTTCGGCACCAGTGGCCAACAATTCACTTCTTAGTTTGTCTACATCTACGCTGCCAGTATTTTTGTTTGATTTTTCTAAATCCCGCCTATTCTTTGCTGCCAAAGCTGTTGCCTCAGGAAAATTTATAACAAAATCATCCAATTGGATTTGGTTTTTTTCTTTTTCCTCCGCAGCCTCTCTTGATTTCTTTTGTTCCGCCGTTTCTTTTTTGGAGATATTGCCTGCTGGTTTAATTTTTTGTTCTTTCTTTTTCTTGTTTAAAACTTCCTGCAATGATTTGGCATTGCCCTGCAGCATTTCAACCACTGTGGTGCCTTGCAGTGTGATTTCTGTGTTGATTTGTTGTGCACTTCTGTTGAGCGCTTGGTGATTGAAAGGAATAGCCTCCACCGCATACATACTGCCACCCTGTGACACTGAAAACTCCACATTTACTATTTTACAAATTAGATTACTGTCGGGCAAGTTGTCTGACGGCATTATTTTACCTTCACTGTCATAGCCTTTGTATTTCACGTGCAATAGATAGGGGGCCTGGGTGTAATTTTTGTGTTTCAACACTTTGGCACTCTGTCGTAAGGTTTCCAAAAAACCTCCTAGACTGTAGGGTTCATACACTTTGAAATTCAATTTAATCACTGTGGCATTTTTGCTTTTGGGTGATCCTGCTGGGATTGATTCTAGTTCTAAATCTTGAATAAAAAATTCTCTTTTATTGTTGTTCCTATCTAAAGTGGGCACTTTGAAAGCATCTGCACTGCCACCACTTCTGGCAATCAACTGCAAACCATTTTTTTTCCCAACTATTCTTGCTGGACGATTGTTTTCTTCAACACTGAGAGCATACAAGGACACAATGGTGTTAAAAGATGAAAACTTGTGTAATACATTTGGCTCCACATTTCTAAATTTTGTGTAGGTCAATCGACCCTTGTCCTGCGGATTAGCTATTTTCTTGCCCAGCCTGCTGGTGTCCACAGGCACCACTGATCTAGCCTGCAAGGCATCAGGTATGCCACCTATGTCAGGATTGATGCCACCCTGCACTGTGATAGCAGTGTCTAATTTAAGATTTTTTGCAGTGTTGCCGAACTCGCCCAACGGATCAGTGCCGAATCCAGGATTGTCTGTGCCAAATTTGCCAAATTCACCCAAAGGGTCGTTCACGTCATAACTGAGTGCTTTTTCGGTGGC